AACTGGAGGCTTTGAGCTTGGTAATCTAGTTATTATCGGTGGCAGACCATCGAGCGGAAAAACTACATTTTGTTTAAACTTTGCTAAAAATGTTTCTTTAAGCCATGGAGTTTTATTTTTTTCAATGGAAGTTTCCGACAAAAGCTTAGCGAGAAAGTTTTTAAATGAAACAACTGGAGTAAGTGCCTATAGGTTAAAAATTGGAGCAATATCAGAAGGCGATTCAATGGCTTTAGAAAATAATCGCCACACTTGGAAGAATTACAATTTAATAATTGACCAAGAGAACGGCATTAATCTTTTAACAATTAGAAGCAAGATTAAAAGAGCATTGCTTAAAACTGATATTAAAATGGTTTGTATTGACTATTTACAACTTATCGCAAGTTCGGGTAAAGAATATTCAAGAGAGCAACAAATATCAAGAATTTCCGAAGGCTTAAAGAAAATAGCGAAAGATTTTAATATTGTTGTTGTTGCATTATCACAACTTTCACGGGCTGGAGATTCTAGAGAAAATAAAAGACCAATCCTAAGCGATTTAAGAGACTCAGGAGCTATAGAGCAAAATGCGGATATTGTAATGTTTACACATAGAGAAGAGTATTTTTTAGAGCGTGAAAAAGTTCCTGAACACTCAAAGCATTATGAAGATTGGCTTAAATGCTACAATAATGTAAAAGGCTTAGCTGATATAATTGTTTCTAAGAATCGTGAAGGCGAATGCGGGGATATTAAATTTAGATTTAATGGTAAACAATCACAATTTTTGGAGGTAAAATGATTCCTATTAAAACTATACTTGCGAAAGTTATTGAAAATGCAAGTAATGCAAAATTCTATCATGATAGTCAAGATATTTTTATTAAATATTTTGAGAGTATTAAGCAATATCAAGATTTAATTGAAGCTGGCAACTTCAAGAAAATTCAAGAAATAATCAGGGAACAAACTGATTTTAACATTAACAACTTTAACAATTAAAATTTATGACAAGAACATTAATTTCAATACCAAGCGTTTCAGATTCATTATCTGTTTATTCGGATTCAGATAAAATAGCCGAATATCTAGGGGCTTCACTAGAACAAGGCGAAGAACCAGACATTATGTTTGAGAAAGGCGGAAGTATCTTCGTGCTTTGCGGTTTACAATGGGCAAGTAGAGAAACAAGGAAATTTTACATTATGGAAAAAAGCAAAGGCTCTTGGCAGTTTGAAAATCCAAATAGAGAGATTGGGGAGCTTAAAAGTGCGAATAAGGCTATTGCTGAGAGATGCAATAGACTTGAGAAAGAAAAAAACGAGTCGGTGAATAAGTTAGATGAAGTGATTTCCAAAGACTTATTTTTACAGGCAATTGCGGCGGTTAATGGTAAAATTTTAAAATAAAATTATGAAATTTCAAAACAACTTAAATAAATAAACTATGGACTATGAACAATTAAAAAAAGAAATTTTCGATAAAATAAATAACGATTGCCCGAAAGATTTTTATTTTGAAGATAAATTAATAACAGAATATCGAGATATTTGTGGGCATTATTATAGAGTTTTTGCAACTAAAAATAAAAATGAAACAATATTGACAAGACAATATTTGGGTTCAAATTACTTTAGTGCATTATTTACAAAATTATTAACTTAAATAAATAAACTATGAAAGGAAAAATATTTAACGCACAAGAAGTGCAAGCAATAATTGCGGGAAATAAGACAATGTTTAGGGAAATTGCCAAAATTAAATTAAGCATTGCGAGCTACAATTTTGATACAAAACAATTTTATGATGACCCAATCTTTAAAAAATGCCCCTACCAAGTAGGACAAAAGATTTTTGTAAAAGAAGAAATAGCACATGGCGGTTATTTCGGTGCCTGTTTTGTCTATTGTGCAGATGGCACAAAAAGCAATAAAATGTGGCAAACTCATTGGTCTAGGCATTTTCGCCCAGCAAATTATATGAATGAAAAACAATCTCGCCTAACTTTGGAGATTACCGATGTTAAAGTTGAACGCTTGAAAGATATTAGTGAGGAGGACGCAATTAAGGAGGGAGTAAATAAACTTTTTACAGAAGAAGAAATGAAGCATGTCTTAAGAGTTCATCAAATAGAAAAGAACGATACTTATAAAAATTATTTGTGGCACGGACATATTGGAAGAACAATAACAAAAAAACAATCGGATGAGTGGGAATACCAATGCTCGGCTTACGAAAAAGCGAAAGATTCATTTTTTAGTCTTTGGAACGCAACACACAAAAAATCTGAAGAAAAATTTGAAGCCAATCCATTTGTTTGGGTTGTCGATTTTAAAATTAACAAATAAGGAGAACTATGAAAAAAAAATATTACTACGATTGCCCGATTAAGGCACTTTACATGATGAAAGAGTTTGGGGTTAATCTTAAATGTGAAAATGAGTCAAGTAGCTATTACTATTCTTTTGGAAAAGCAATGCTAGACCACATAAGAAGAGAAGTTTTGAAAGATACAACTTGGGAAAAAAATCTTGGCAAAATTTATGTTGCTCCAGAATCAGAACATATTTTTGAACCGAAAAAAGGAGACGAAGGTCGCTGGGATAGACGGGTAGGGGCGCATTATGCGAATTATAATGGTGAACAATGGGTATCAGCTGGGATAGAAGAAAAACTTCCAGATATTATTTACCGAAACGGCAAACATTTTTTCAATCCAAAGGAGGAAAATTAATATGAAAACAACATCTTACGAAATTTCAAAAAAACTAAAAGAAGCGGGGTTTGAGGCTGAAACTAATTTTTATTGGTATTGCTACGATAATGGACGGGAGATGAGGCATATTGCAGATGCTGATGGTAAAGGCGATGTTGAAGCTTACGACCTCGAAACGCTACTCGACGCTTTGCCTGAGTCTATTCAATATAAAAAATATAAAAGCAGTGATTGGTATTACCTTTTTTTACGAGCTCCTTCACGATTCTCAGAAACAAATAAAACATTGGGTTATTATAATAAGTGTAGTGAGTATATGGATAATTTCAGGATGGGCGAAGAGCATGGTATTTTTGAAGTTTCTAAATTATCTCCAAACGAATCGCTCGCTGATGTAGCTGGCAAAATGTGGCTAATGTTGAAAGAAAAGGGGTTAATATGTTAACAATTACTATAATTTATTGCGCCATTTTATTATTAGGTGTTATTTCAGTCCAATGAACATCTTAATAATTGAAGATTGCCGAATTATGACCTTTCTATGGAAATTACAAGCTAAAGAAGCGGGACATATAACAACTTGTGTTGAATATAAGCATGAGGCACTCGAATTATTAAGAAGCAATGTTTATGACTTAATTATACTCGATAATAATTTAAACGGGGAATTAGGGCTAGAAATTGCGAAAGATATAAAAGACATTACTAAAACTAAAATAATATTATCCAGTGCCGATGATGACCTTGTCGGCAATGAATTTATCGATGATGTTATTCCTAAAAAACAACTTAATTTTAAAGATTTATGATAAAATATTTTAGAAAAATAAAGAATTTTAATCGAATAAAAAAGTTGATTAAAACAAAAGAAATTGAAAAAATTACAGGTATTGATGGGTTTCCTCTTCGAACTATTTATTTAATTGATAAGGTTATTTGGATTTATCGAGATAATCACCCTTATGAAAATTACTATGAATACATGATTTTTCAAGATGGCAAAGAAGTTTATTTGGATTTTTGGGATAATATGCGACTTTTTGACTTAGCAAAAGAGCAATATCGATTTAATAATAGTGTTTAAAACTTTTTTAAAAATAATTAAAATAATACTTGACTATTAATCGAGGCTTGTTTATATTGATTGGAACACTACTAAAAAAACTAATAAAAAAGTCAAGCTTTAAGACTTAATTTAAAATAGAAGCAGACCAGCCGATGGACTTCGGCATGAGGGAATATAGAGGGCATAACAAAGCGGAATTGTGTATAGCGGTTTCGTGAGGTGCAATAAAGCCGAGAGGCATGCGGGGCTTTGTTAATAAATCGTGAATATAAATATCAGATTAGCTCAGTAGGTTAGAGCAAAACACTCATAATGTTTGGGTCGGTGGTTCAAATCCATCATCTGATACCAATTGGTAGATAGCTCAGCTGGATAGAGCAACAGCCTTCTAAGCTGTAGGTCGGGGGTTCAAATCCCTTTCTACCAACCAAAATCGTGAATACGGAGAGGGTGGACTAGTGTTAATGTCAGCTTGTCAGCGGTCGACCAGTAGGCAAGCTACCAGTAATGGTTTCGTAGGTTAAAATCCTACCCCTCCCACCAAAATCGTGAATAAATTATACCCTGACATGGTCAAGGACTGTTCTTTATTGACGAATAAAGTTTGAAAAAATTAAAAACGAAGAAGCGTGCAATTCGCTCGCAGGGTGCCAAAAACTTATAAATACGGGGGTTAGCTATTAGAGCTTCGCTTTATTGAAAAATAAAGGATTGAGGGTGCGAATCCCTCACCCCCACCAAAATCGTGAATATTTAAATGGCTAGCAATGTTGTGGCGGAATATGTAGACGCTAACATAGTGGTGAAAAGTAATGAGATGAGCTTAAGATAGTCTCATTATAACTTGAATTAACCTGCAAAATCTATGGCTTCGGTTGGGGTAAGAAGTGGCTTGGAAGATTAACAAGTATAACCCCGCACATTGCAAAAACTTTATATAGAGTGCAAATCTCTATCAATATTGCTAGCTTTTTAAATATTTAGCTGGCACGGGCGATGATGGTGCGAAAATACTTTATTTACGGGCTTGGTCGCTCCTCTGAATAAAGGGTAGATTGTGTAGGGGAAGACTAGCCGTAGAAATACGCGTTATCAACGGTAGAAAGGTTCTAGTGCCGTCTTAGTGTGGGTTCAAGTCCCGCCACAATTGCAGTTAGCCTTCTGTAAAAAGGTAATATTATTAACTTAAATTTAAAACTATGAAAACATTAGAAATTACTAACGAAATCTACCAAAACTGGATAAATGCGGAAAAGCAAATGGCTATTTATGATGGTGATGACCACCCAGCAGTCATAACACATAACGAAATTGGCAAAGCTATTTTCGGCGATAATCTTGAACAGGCTATAGCTTTCATTTATGATAATTGTAAAAATCCAATCACAATCGAAGACTTAAAACAATTTGAAAAATAAAAAATAATATTAATTTAATTTAAAAAACTATGAAAAAAAATTATTACATCATAACCGACAACAAAAAGAAAATTTTTGAAAGGAACAAAACTATCCTAAAAAATGACCGCCCGATTCGCCAGAATTTTTTTGAAGCCTGCGAATATGACGAACAAACAAACATTTTGGGCGTTAATTATGTTGCTTATGCAATTGCTAAAACTAGACAATCGTTAAATTCTCCAGCCGTGCCTTACATTGAGGCTTTCACTGATGCGGAAAATCTTAAAATACAACAAGACTTGCAAAAACGCTTGTGTATTTCGGAAATGAAAAGGCTAATCAAAGCAAATCAAGAAATTAGATTCCATAATACAGAATACGGCATTGAGGGTGCTGGTAAAAGTCTTGCAGAAGTAATTGAAGCATTTATTGATAATGCAATTAAATTTTTTATTAAAGATGATATTGACCCTAGAGGCGACCATGAAGAATATCGAGAAATATATTTCTACAATGTTGAAGATTGCGAAGTATATTTGCCTAAAAAATATGTCAATAAAATTTGGGACGAGATTGAAAATAAACTTGGTGAAGATGTAAAAATAGATGAAGCAACTAAAGCCGAGAAGCTTCGGGAAATGAATGAGGGGAGATAGTATGTTAGATTTTTTTAATTTTAGAAAAAAAAGAAAACAGGAGCAAGAGCTTAAAGATAAGCTTTTTAAAGAATCCATGTCGGCAATTAATAAAGTTCAAACTATGGCAATTGTCGCACAAACTATTTTAAAAATACACGAAGACAACCTTATTGCTAAAGCTAAAATTGCAAAACTACGCAATGAAGAACAACTTTTTAAAACAAGCGAGGGGAGATAGTATGTTTTTTAAGAAAAAACCAAAATATTTAACAATAACAACGCTCGACGAAAGTTGTGCAATTATTAATTTAAGAGAAATACTATTTGTTAAAAAACACAATTTTAAAAACAACATATTTGGCATTGAATTTACATTTAAAAAAGGAAATGCTTTGAGAGTCAAACAAGAAAACATTACCGAAAGAAATCGAGCATTTGAAAAAGTTCAAAACATCTTAATTAAAAATTTATGAACAACGAAGCACAAATTTTCAAAAAAATGGATCAATTAATTCATAAAATTATTATGACTACAAATAACGAAATACAAACCCAGCATTCTATTATTCTTAAGAAAATCAAAGAACTTGATTTTGTTGAAGGTAAAACTTTAACCGAGATTGCTGAAAAGCTTGGAACTACTAGGGCAATAATTTGGTCTATTAAAACTAAGATTGAAGCTCACCAAGATTGCATCGGGGGTGATTTTTTATCACACTACAGAAAAATAAACCTGAAAAAATATAAAGATTATTATGTTTTTTCGGAGCCTCGGCTTTATGTAATTTGTTATAAGAAAAGTGACAAATTTAAAGAATTAATGGGTATATAAAAAAATCAACAAAAGACTTGACAACTAATAAACCCCCTTATAATATAGGGCTACACCATAAAAAAATATTATTAACTTTAAATAAAAAACTATGACATTTTTAACAAAACCAAGTGAATTAAAATCTCCAACAACAATCAAAGGATTGATTTTGGGGGACACTAACAATGGTAAAACTACATTAGCTTTATCAGCACCCGACCCAGTTTTAATTGATTTTGAAAACGGAATTACCCGAGTTTCTAAACAATGGCAAACAATATCAATGCAATGCAAAAACTTTGGTGATTTTTTAGATTTCCTTAACTCGAAAGAAATTAAACAATTTAAAACAATTGTAGTTGACCCACTTGGCGAGATGGCTGACCAAATTAAAGCTTATGTTATTAACAAAGATCCGAAATCGGCAAAAGATGGTAGAAAATTATATCCAGCAATTGGTAATGAGTTTAAAAATGTTTGGACAATTCTTAAAAACAACGGTTTATCAATTCTTTTTGTTTCTCACACTGAAGAAGTTATGAAAAATGATGTAGAAAGCCTTAAAATTCGTTGTGAAGGCTCTTTTATTAAAAATTTCTTACCAACTCAAATGGACTTTGTGGCTATTTTGAGAAGAAGAGATAATAAGGGTAAAACTGAAAGATTTTTAGATTTCCAAAAAAACGAAACTTTTACATTTGCAAAAAGATTTGACGGCTTGGAAGATGTAATTGAAGTGCCAACAAATACAACTGAAAATAAATTTTTAACAAATGTAATCTGGAAAAAATGGGAAAATAAAAACACAAAAGAAGAAGAGGCAAATCAAAATTATGATTCTTTAATCGAAGAGTTAAAAACTAAGATTGACAACATATCAGACATTGAGGAATTAAATTTATATTATTCTAGTGTTTACAAATCTCACGACAAAGTTTGGTCGAGTTATGAAATGGAGGAAGCTTTTTTAAAAGAAAAAGTAAAAGAACTTGATTGTTCATTTGATAAAAAAGAAAAAGTTTTTGTTTCAAATAAGCCAAAGGTTGAGGAAGTAAAAAAAGAAAGTGAAGAGGTTAAAAATGACTAAATATTTAATTACTCCAACTTTATTGAATAGCTTTCAATATTACATTCAAGACGAATATAAAAGCCCTGCGGATAGTAGGGCTGATTTCTTGAGGACTTTATCACGAGAAAGATTTGAGCCTAATGAGGATATGCAAAAGGGGATTGATTTTGAAAATCATATCAACCAATTAACAAATAATTTACCATCTACTTTTAATGATAAAAGCCAAGAATATATTGGGTGCGTAATAGCTATTGCTAATATTGTTAGAGGCGGACTTTGGCAACAAACTTGTAAAAAAGATTTAACAATCGGCAATCAAGAGTTTTTGCTTTATGGTAAATGCGATGTTGTAAAGCGGGATACTATTTACGACATTAAATATACTAGCAATTATGAAGTTGGTAAATTCTTAGACTCGGCACAACATTTAATTTATCTTTATTGCTTGGATTTGCCAAAGTTTCAATATTTAGTAAGTGATGGTGAGGAATATTGGGTTGAAGATTATCATAATCATGCGGGAATCGAAGATGAGATTAAATCTAAAATTAATGATTTTTTGAGCTATCTTGAAAATGACAAAGAAACCAAAGAAATGTTTTTTACAAAATGGGGGTCAAAATGAATTATGAAGAATATTTCTTTTTATTAGAGGAAGAATTTAAACAATTGGAGGGTAAATATGATTAAAATTAAAATTACTTTTTCGGAGCAATCTTGCGAAGTTGAAAAAAACTTAGATTCGGATAAACCAGAGCTAGAGCAAATTGTTGAAGCTTTTGAAAATGCTTTAAAAGGTTGTGGTTTTGATTTAAACGGCAAAGAATTAGAATTTAGAGACAATGACAACGGCTAAGCTTGCAAATTATCACAGTATAATTAAAGACGGCAAAGAGGTTGGTAAAATACAAATACTCAATTATTACGATTCAGGCGTGCTACAGCTTGAATATGATTTAGACAAAGAGTATTGGAACAAAGGAATAATGACGCAGGAACTAAGGAATTATATTGAGAGAATTAAGGATAATTATAAATTCTTAATTGCTATTGTTAAAAAAGATAATCTTGCAAGCATGCGGGTTTTGGAAAAAGTCGGGTTTAGTGATTTTTTTCTTTTTAAAAAAACTGGATATAAATTTTATATTAAAATGTTATGAAATTTTGGAAAAAATATAAAGCTAAAAAGGAATTAAGAGAGAAGCTTGAGAAAGCAAGATTTATTAATTTTTATGGTAAGTCAATTGATTTGAGCTTGGGTAGAATTAAAAAATTAATTCCCTATAATGAGACAACTACTGTATCAAGTGATTTTGATGATGATTACAAAATTAGAGAATATTATATTATATTAAAATATGATAATTTCGTAGAAAGATATTTATTTTATGAACAAGATAAATTTATTAGAGATAACCATATTTGTGAACTTTGTGATTTTATAAAATCTGATAAATACACAGAGCGTTTAAATGAATACGAAAACTTAAAGAGGGAATATGAATTATTATAAGGGCAACAAATACAAGAATGTTAAAACCAAAGATGGTTTTGATTCTAAAAAAGAGGCTAAGCGTTTTAAGGAATTAGAAATATTGCAGAAAGCGGGAGTTATAAGAAATTTGACAAAACAAAGCCCGTTTAATCTTTTACCTAGTTTTAAAGATAAGCAGGGCATAACCGAAAGGGGAATTAAATATATAGCTGACTTTGTTTATTTTGACATTGAAAAAAATTCATTTGTGATCGAAGATGTTAAATCGCCTTTTACCAAAAAATTGCCAGCTTATATTATTAAAAGGAAGTTGGTAAAATTTACTTATCCAGAATATTTATTTTTAGAGGTTTAAATGTTGTATATATCAGAAATTTCACTTTTTCTTGGATTTTTGTTCTTCTTCAGTGGAATTAAAGGGCTTACTAAATTGGGTTTAGTTGGAGCGGTTTTATTAGTTATTCACGCTGTTTTAAAAATTTTATTTATTTTGTTAGTGCATTTTAATTTAATAACATTGGGGGTTTAAACATGAGTTTTTTTGATTTTTTTCAAGATATAGCAATTGTGTTTTATATTTTTGGTTCAAAAATAACAAATAGAATTGGTTTAGTCGGGGCGGTTTTATATTTGATTTACGCAAGTTTAAAATTGATGATATATTTTGATTTAATAACAATTG